GAATTGCATTCCCAAACGGTACAGAAACAAAAGATGTATTAAATCGTAAAATTGTTACAACTTATATACAAGACGGTTACTTATGTGAATCAATAGTAACTAGAGAGTATAGAGACGGTGACTACCACGATACTACATCTTCTAAGAGGATAATCAAAGTAAATGGCTGACCCCATCATTAATAAATCTCTATTGTCTAAAAATAATTTTAGATTACTAATAGACAAAGTTCCTAATACAGAATTCTTTGTGAAGACTGTAAACATTCCAGGCTTGCAGTTTACTGAAACAGTTCAAGCTGCTGGTATAGGACTGGATGCATTCTTCCCTGGCGACAAGATTTCATTCGACACATTGAGTGTTGGATTCTTAGTCGATGAAGACTTAGGAAACTTTAAAGAGATATATGATTGGATGGACAACATTGTACCAGTATCCGACCCTTCTGCATTTGCAGCTTATGTCGGTTCAGTAAAAACTGCAGATGGTCAACTGTCTGCAGTTGATAATGACCTGAATCAATATTCAGATATTACTCTAGTAACTAACACAAACAAAAACATCCCTAATAAATTCTTTAGATTCCATGATGCATTCCCAATATCGTTGAGTGGGATAGAATTAGAATCAGGTGCAGATGTTAATGACCCAGTTGTTGCAACTGTAGAATTTAGGTTTACATATTACGAAATCAAAGCCACTTCCTAAAATACCATAAATATGGTATAATGGTACATTATGACACTCGATGAATTGAAAGCAGAGTGGAAAAAGGATTGTGAAATAGATGATATCGAACTAGATAAATCATCATTAGAAGTTCCTAGACTCCACGCAAAATACTCAGAATACTTGACAGATGCAATCGTCAAGCATAAATCCCTACAACTTAAATATCAGACACTATTGAAAGATAAGTGGATGTGGTTTAATGGTAAGATGGATGAAGGAAGAATCAGAGAACTTGGATGGGAAGATGATCCATTTGACGGACTTAAGATTATGAAGAATGATATGACTGTATTCTTTGATGCAGATAAAGATTTACAGAAGCTGAATGCACAAAACGAATATCAAAAAGCAACCATCGATTTTCTAAAAAGATGTATGGAGAATATAACATGGAGACACCAAACGATTAAGAACACAATCGATTGGAGAAAGTTCATGGCGGGTTCATAATGATATATCATAATTATGCATGTATACTTGAGAAGTATCTATCGAAAACAGAGGTAGATTATATACATTCATATGCACATAGTCTTGAAGTACACGGTTCAAGAATTGGTCACAATACTGGTTCAGATGTAGATAAGGCAACAAAAGAGAGTGGTACTACAGATAGTGTCATTAGACAGTCTACTAACAAATGGATAGACCACCAAGACCCTAAGTTTGACCAAACAATCAAACAGAAAATATTTGATGGTATGGTTCAAGCCAACATACAAAGTGGTTGGAACTATGACATTCAAGATATGGAAAACTGGCAGTACACTCATTACGAAGCTCAACCTGATAAACCAACTGGTGACTTTTATACATGGCATACAGATTCAGGTGCAGACCCATATCCTAGTGGAATGATTAGAAAGATATCTTGTTCCGTTCAGTTATCAGACCCCGATGATTATGAGGGTGGTCATTTTCAATGGATAGAATCACAAAAACATTTTGACCGTATCAAACAGAAAGACGGTACGATAAGAATAGAAGAGTTAGTACACACTGCACCTTTCAGTGGACAAGAATTAGGTTCTCTAATTGTTTTCCCTTCATGGTTACATCATCAGGTGACACCCGTTACACAGGGTATCAGAAAATCCTTAGTGGTATGGAATACAGGATGGCCTCTGAGATAACACTTAAGAAGGTCGATGAGGTCTTCATGCAAGTACAATGTGATGATGGTCTGGCAAGAGACTTGTTTGACTTCTTCTCATTCACAGTTCCCAACGCAAAGTTCATGCCCTCAGTTAAGAATAGATACTGGGATGGTAAGGTTCGTCTATTCTCAATCAAAACAAATAAAATTTATATCGGATTACTTCCTTATGTAGATGAGTTCTGCAGAGAAAGAGGATATGATATTGTAGGTATAAACGATATCATTGGTGATAAAGAGAGACAGCCTGATGAAGAGTTTATAAAAGAACTAGGTTTACCTTTTGAACCTAGAGACTATCAGTTAGATGCATTTAGAACTGCAGTACAATATGGTAGACAACTATTACTCTCACCAACTGCAAGTGGTAAGTCTCTTATCATTTATTTACTTGCAAGATATTATAATAAGAAAACTGTTATCATAGTTCCTACAACATCACTTGTAGAACAGATGGCAAAGGATTTTAAAGATTATGGATATGATAAAGAAATTTGTAAGATTTATAGTGGTCAGCCTGTATTTGATTCAGACATCACGATTACAACATGGCAGTCATTTAGTAAGGCTCCTAAAGATGTCATGGAAAAATTCGAGGTTGTCGTTGGAGACGAAGCCCACCTCTTCAAAGCAAATGTCCTCAAAGGAATCCTCGAAAAAATGAGGAAGACTGCAATCAGATTTGGAACTACTGGTACACTAGATGGTTCTGAATGTCATAGATTGCAACTAGAAGGAATGTTCGGCCCAGTCAAAAAGGTCATAAGCACAAAAGAATTGATAGATGACGGAACTATTGCAGATTTAAAAATAGATTGTGTCATACTTCGTCATACTAAACAGAAGAAAATGACTTACCAAGAAGAGATGGATTACCTTGTTTCTAACGATGCAAGAAATATTTTTATAGTAAATCTTGTTAGAAGTTTGAAAGGTAATACACTTGTATTGTTTCAGTATGTAGAGAAACATGGAGTCATACTTCATAGTATGATGTCACATACAGACATGGGTGGAAACTTACATTATGTTTATGGTGGAACAGACACAGAAGACAGAGAAGCCGTTAGAGAGATTGTAGAAAATAATAAAGAAGATACTATACTTGCATCCTATGGTACATTCTCTACTGGTGTAAACATTAAAAGAATAGACAATATTGTTTTTGCAAGTCCTTCTAAATCTAGAATACGAAACCTACAGTCGATTGGTAGGGGTCTTCGTAAGGTAGAAGGTAAAGATAGTATGAGATTATTCGATATTGCTGATGATTTACAATGTGATAATTATACGCTTAGTCACCTAAAAGATCGTATAAATATTTACAACGAAGAAAGATTTTCATATGAAATTAAGCAGTTCGAATTAAATGACAAGTCCTAAAGATATAATCCCAAATCAGTACGAAGTATTAAAGCTTCGAAGTGGTTCTGAGGTTGTTGGTATGACTAGAGATACACATGATGCAGTAGAGATTACTCTACCCATGATTTGCAAACTAGAAGTTATCAACCCCGAAGGTACACATACCCTTGCAACATTTTTCCCGTATGCACCTATGTCTGCAGACACCACCGTCAGAATTCCAACTGATATGATTGCACATAGAAATACATTACAAGAACAATTCATTCCCTACTACGACCAAGCATCAGCAAGATGGTTTGAGATGGTGGAGAATAAAGCTATACCATTAACAGGTGACAGAAAAGAAATCAGAAAACAATATCTCGACAGAATTGTTAATGGTTTGATGGAAGCAACAGGTGGGCCAATCACTGAACAAGAAGAAAGAATGCTTCGAAGGATAGAAGAAGAAGAGTGGGATGAGTGGGATGAAACTCTTGCCGACTTCGAAACTGCTGTCGCACCAAAAGATAAGAAAAAAATTCATTAATTATTATATTCGTGTTACAATGGGTAACGCGTTTGTATATATACTATCGAATAAATGAGATTTATATCTAATTATTCAGGTGTCTTATAATTAACTAGGAAACTAACCATGACCACAGCAACTCTAAAATGTGTTGTGAAGAACATGGTGAATGAAGTTGAAAACTTGAGAAGATCAGAGATTGTATCAAAGCTAATCGATGGTGTAGAATTTCTAACACTATTAACTCTTCCAATACTCATCCCTTTTGGGATTATATATCTAGGAACCCAAGGTCTCTAGAGGTTGACTTGTGGCATATGTAAAAATATGTCAAACGAAAAGATCGAAAAATTCAAAGAGAACGCAGAACTAACTTGTTTAGTTGTAATCTTTATGCTTTCGATTTGGGGGGTCTCTCCAAATGTCTAACTACGACCCAGTATGGAAACGCAACCTTCCATCTGCAGTAGAAGACGCTGCCAATGTAATGAGTGGATACGAACAACAATTAGAACTTCATTTTAAACCACGCGATGCAACTCCACAGGAAGCGCAAGAGTGGCAAGAAAAAGAATTAGCATGGTGGGGAGACCGTCAACTTCATATCGTTGCAATCGCAGTAGTCGTTCAGATGGCTGCATTAGGAATGATGGGTGCAGTAATGTACCTCAATCAAATCGCCTTCTCATGAAACACTATATAATATACACTATGATAATAATGTCGTTTACTTATATGGTAATCGGTGAGGTTGACCGTTTGGGACGAGGGGTAGAAATGAAGTTTGCTAGAATTGAAACACTTAATAAATCCCTTATTAGCTAATTCCCCTGCGGTACATAATTATCATATCATAGATTTCCCATCTGTAAAGGTGGTTTTGCCAAAAAAGTAAATTAAATAAATACTAAAAAGCCCCTTCCAATACGAGGAAAATCTAGTATAATAGATACATGACTACTAAAAAAGACCCTAAAAAAGCAGAACACTATGTTAACAACAAAGAGTTCACACTAGCAGTCTCCGAGTTCAATGCAAAAGTAAAACTCGCAGAATCCAAGGGGAAGAAACCCCCAAGAATGCCAGAATACATTGGTGAATGTATCTATAAAATTGCTACTCGACTATCGACTAGACCTAATTTTATCAACTACACATACCGAGATGAAATGATTTGTGATGCAATTGAAAACTGTATCCAATACATCGGTAACTTCAATACAGAAAAATCAAATAATGCATTTGCATATGTAACACAGATTTGTTATTACGCCTTCCTACGAAGGATACAGAAGGAGAAGAAACAAGTCTTTATCAAACAACAAGCAACTGACGCTACAAACATTACTATGGATGCATTCACAACAATCGATGGGACACATGATCCGTCTCTTACAAACACTAATATAGAGTGGATGCAAGAACATATGAATCGTGTTGAATACAACCCACGAAAATCCAAAAGACAAAAGAAAGTAAAAGAAACAGCATTAGATAAATTTACTGAATGAAAATAGCAATACTTAACGACACACACGCAGGTGTCCGTGGTGATATGGTTGCAATGGCCGATTACCAAGGACGATTCTATAATGAGATATTCTTCCCTTATCTAGTGGAGAATGAGATTACTCACATCTTGCATTTGGGTGATTACTTTGATAGAAGAAAGTATGTAAACTTTTCTACATTAAAAGCTAATCGTGAACACTTTATAAAACCAATGTTAGAAGCTGGTATCAGTATGGACTTGGTGATTGGTAATCATGATACTTATTATAAGAATACTAATGAAGTAAATTCTCCCGACCTTTTATTGTTTGAATCAGATAACATAAATGTAATTACAGAACCCATGGTAAAAGAATATGATGGATTGAATATTGCATTGAGTCCATGGATTAACAGTGACAATTATGCAGACTCAGT